AACTGTCATTGTTACTACACCTGTTGATGTTGAGTAACCTGTTCTAGTTTGGAAGTCAGTAGAAGGACTCATAGCAGGAACTCCCATTATTGTTCTGCCACCTTGTGTTACTGCCGTGAAGTGATGATAGTGTCCGTGTACAATCATTCTTGCCAAGCCAACAGGATTATCTCCTGCTTCGTTAAGTCCAAACATCTGACCCTTCCACCAATTCTCTATCTTCTTTGCAGGAGTTCCACCACCTGCCGTAAGATGTCCGTGAGTAAAACCCATTAGGTAACCTTTGACATCAAGTAAGAGATGTGGAGATTCAGGCACAATGACTTTTATATTTTTATATTTAGATTCATACACCAAGTCTCCAACCTGTTCTAGTATCTGCAAGTCTAGGTTGTCTAGTTCTTCTGTTGCCAAGCTCTGCTTACCACTTCTGTTCTGACCGTGATTAGATGTAACACCTGACAAAACAACTTTGTAGTTTTGGTCTGCAAAGTTCTTAACAATCTTCCAAAGCAATCTTCTTGCAACTGTTATTTGGTCTCGCAGGTGTAAATCAACATTCCATATCTGAGATGAATACCAACCTGATATATCACAGTTCTCTACAATATCTCCAAGACCAATGACATAGACTTCATCAATAGTATGTCCTGCCTTTTTTAATTCTTTTAATCTTGCATTAGCAGAGTCAAGTGAATCTAAAACCTTGCTTACAATTTCTTCACTACCTTTACCGTCTCTCTTACCTAGTTGATAATCTGCAACATAGTACATAAAAGCAGTATTGCCTTTTTGTATTGGTTGTGCTTTTACTTTGTAACTCTTTATTTCTTTTAATAATTTTGCAAAGTCTGTATCAAAGTCAGGAACTTTTTTTCTAATGTCAGCTTTGTAATACCAAGCCTGTTGGACATTACCGTCTCCCATATTCATATCCCAAGTTCTAACTTGTAGGTTTCCGACTATCTCATATTCTTTTGGGTCGAATCCCCATTCACTTAGTAGTGTTGCAAATTCAGGCTCTTGTTCTTTTGTGCCACGAGAAACTAATGTACCTTTGTTAGTCTTTGGGTCATACTCTGCGTGTGGTTGCCAACCTGTAGGGTACTTTTCTTTTGCTAGAGCTTCATTATGTTTCTTATCGTCATAGCGAGTAAGGAACTGATTAAGATTTTTGGATTCGTTTTTTTTGCTCATTGATTCTATTTGTTATAGATTTCGGAGTTACTCCGTCCCAACCACATTCATCAACCAACCAATTAACTAATGCAGTTGTGTCTTTGTAACCTTCTTCGAGAGCTTGTAAAACTTGTTCCCACTCAGCTTCACGCTTCTCTGTACCATAGAAATAACCACGCTTCATTTGTGGTGGTTTATAGTTCTCAAGATATTCTTTAAGTGCCATTTGCGTCCTGTCTTTTGCTTACTCAAATTATAGATTACAAGTGCGTCATTAAGGGTATTTCTAGGGAAATTTTCAAAGTTTTTTTTTGGGAATAGCTAAAAGCCTATAAACATTGGGTTTATTCTTTATAAAATTTACAAGAAATACTTGCATATATATAATCAAAGATTATTATTTAAGTATTGAATGAAACATAAAAAAAAAGAAGGGAGTTGATTTCAATGAAAAAAGTAGAACTAAAAAAAGTAAAAAATACTTTAGAAGAAATACAAAAATATGACGGTAAAAATTATGATGTTGAATACATTAATGAAGATTTACCAACTGAAGATAGAGAAATTAGAATTAGTTTTGTTGAGAAAATTGGCAATACTGATATTAACAAAGTCGTTTTTATGTCTTTATACACAGATAGCAAAGTTGTTAAGCACGAAGAAGGGTTTAATACTTGGAAGAAGTTTTATACATTAAGTACAAGAATTGTTATCGGTGGAGAAGTTGTTGCTACTAGATTATTTGAACTTAATACTTTAGATAATCTTAAAGTAAAAATTAACTGTGCAAAAAAAGGTATATTCTAAATATCTAAAACTAAACCCACCTGCTTCGGTAGGTGGGTTTTTTTTATTGTTCCCAAGTTTCAAGTAAGGCAAACACAACTTCATCTAACTTATCAAGCTCTACTACAACTAATCCATTAGAAGTTCCGTCAGGCATAGCAACAAACATAAATGGTCTTGTATCTCCAATCCTTGTATTAGCGTCAGATTGTTCTTTGGCTTTTTGATATTTAGTCCATAAGGTTTGTACTTGCTTACCTGCTTTGACTTCTACTCTGACTTCTCCTTGCCAAGATTCTTCATTACCCATTTGGCTTCTAAACTTTGTATCAGGTATTCTAAGTTTCTTCCTTGCTAGGTTTTGTTTCCTTCTACCTTTGTTCTTATTAGTTAGCCCACGCTTTTGATTGTCAGACCAACCTTCTCTTTTCTTAACTGTCTTTTGACCCATACCTTGCATACCTTCGTGTTTTCTCATCTTGTATTCGCTAAAGGTTTCATCTTCTCGCCACTCAATCTTGCCCATAAATTCTGTCCTTTGCAATATTGTAATAATCTTTATTCAATTCTATTCCTATAAACTCTTTATTCATTCTTTGTGCTACTACACCTGTTGTACCACTTCCCATATAAGTATCTAAAACAATCTTACTATCTTCAAAACACATTAATATATCTTCAACAAGTTTCTCAGGATAAGCTCTTGTATGGTTACCTTTTGTGCCAACAGGTTTCCAATCTTTACTATCAAATAAGTCGTGATGATTTATTGCATTGTAAAGTTTTGTTTTTGGACTTTTGACTAGCCAATATACTCTCTCTGTCATTGGATAGAATCTAATTTTATCAAAGTTTTGACTTCTGTTAAACCAAACTAATTCTTGCTTAATTATCCAATTCGTTTTCAAAAGCCATTCATAAGGTGTTATTTGTACACCATTTTTAATTCTGTTTTTATGATTGTAAAATAAACTACCTGTTTCTTTTGTAACTCTATTTATCTCATTAAGAACATTTATTTGTTGTTCCTGATATTCTTTTTCAGGTAAATTATCGTCATACGCTTGATGATAGTTACTACCTGTATGATGTTTGTTTCCTAAATTGTAAGGTGGGCTTGTAATTGTAATGTCGATAATTTCACTATTAAATTTTTTTAAGACTTCTAAGCAATCGCCATTAATCAGCTTCATTCAAAACTCCTTGCAGTACATTTAGGCTTACTAAAAAACTATTTACTTGTTTTAGTTTATCAAATTCATAAGTCGGTACAAGCAAACAATGAGCAAACCATTTGTCTCCTTGTTGATTCTCATTAATTACTTTTACTGTTTTGTATTTACTGTCTCTTATCCAAGTAACAATGTATGGTTGTAGCTTTGTAGGATTCCAATATCTTACAAAGTTAGTTGGGTAACTCCAATACATCATAAAATCAGCAAAGGTTTTCATCTGACAACCAATCTGTAAGTTGCCATTCTCCTGCTCAATCAAATATTCCAAAGCTATATTCTTTGTTTCTTCTATCTGAGTATCTGTTTTAACTTCTATGTAATTAGTTTTAAGGCTCTGATTGAACACCATAAGGTCAGCACCTTGCAGTTGTTCATCTATTCTTGTAGCTCTTGCGTGATACTTATTGCCACTCTCATCTGTAATTGAGTTGTAATGGTTAAGTATTAACTTCTCTCCGAGCTTCCCTACTTTGTCTTGTTCTGTAAAGTTGTACTTCTTTATCATTCAACTCCTCGTCTATGTCATCTAGTAATGGTGTATCAAAAATCATAATTCCAACAATGTTCTGAGCTATACCAATGTTTTCCCCTGCCGTCATTATAAAAGAGCCAAGAAGCTATCTTAATATTCAGGATTGGGTTTTTCCTATCTCCTGTAAAGTTAAGTTTGTCTTGCAACCAAGTCCAAGTTACATCATTAAACATAAACAAACCTTCGTCCATTGTGCCATTGGTATTGTGATTATGTATCAAAGGTCTGCCTGATGATTCACAAAAGACAATAAGACTAGCTTGTAATACATCTTCTTGTTTAAAGTGTGTTTGCAATATAGGAATCCATTGTTGTACAACTTCTACTTTTCTATATTGTTCCCTGCAATTTAAGTAATTGTCCATATCATTTGCCGTTGGTGGCAAAGTCAAGAGACAAGCAATCACACCTTCAATAATCAATGAAGGCATAAATCTCCTTTGTTAAGTTTTTATATCTTCAAGTTTTGTTTGTATTAATTTAAAATTCAAACAATTTATGTCGTTGCAAAACAAAGCACCACGAATCGTGGTAAGATGTTTTCCACAGAACATACAACTTGTGTTCTTTACTTTATTCACAATAAGTATTATAAATCATAAATTGACGAATCTGTGATTTATAAATAAAAAAAAGACCTTAGATACTAGCAATAGCTTCTAGGGTCTTTTGTATTAAATGATTAAACTATGTCTTAAAACGGCTCTAAATGGCTAATTTACATAGAATATTGGATAATTCCACCAATAAGTATGACAATAAAGGTAGCAGTAGCCATTAACTCTGACCTAGAAATCTTTGTATTTACCTTCTCGTGTAGTTCATCAATGCGAGAATTTATCTTATCTTGTCCTTCTAAAACAAGCATTAACATCTCTTTGTTTGTCATACCACTATCTGCCATTAGTTCTCCTTACAATAAACGCTTCCGTGTTTGCAGTTACATATTTGCACAAAAGAGCCGTCATCTTTTTTAGTTACCATACACATTATTTTCTAAACCTTATTGTAATTAACCATATTGCCAATGTAATTATTGTTGCATAAAATGTTATCGTTCTCGAAGCACCACTCAAAGTCAATATGGCAATAATCATTCCCACTAATGTCCAAGCGAGATTAAGAGTTTCTTTAACTGCTTCAACTAACCAAGACCACAATTTATTTATCAATTAAATCTCCTTACTGCTAATGATAAAATCCTTACCATAACTGTTGGCACTATTACTTCTTGTGCCTTCTCTTTTTGCTGAGAACTCATATCATCAGTAATGTTTGCTAAATTTATTGCGTCTAAATCAACATCAATAATAACACTAAAGTCTCCCTGAGCTAAAGACTCGAATGTTATTTCTGTTGTAACATCTGCTAAGTTGTAATCTTCTACATCAGCGTTGGCAACAACTCTCTCTACATATTCTTCTACTGCTTTAGCAACTGTCTTATCTGTCTTAACTGCTTCAGCAATAACTTGTACATCATCTGTTTCTGTAAAGCCAAGCACTTCAGCTACGACTTCTTGTTGTTCTTCTGTAAGCTCGTCAGCTTTTTCTATAGATTGTTCTACTACTTCTGCTACAACTTCAAGTACATCTTCGCTAACTTCTGTAAGATTTTCCAATCCTGCGTCATTAACTTCTTCAATGATTTCCACAACTTCTTCTGTTTCAAGTTCTTCAACATTAGTCTCTTGTATAGCTTCAATCTTTTCTTCAACTTCTTTTACTTCTTCCTGTATTTCTTCTTCAGTTAATTCTACTTCTTCGATTACTTCTTCTTCAATAACAAGTTCATCTTCTTCTTGAATTTCTGCTTCTGATTCGGTGTCATCTGTAAGTATTTCTTCGTCCAACTCATCTTCTATAACTTCTTCTTCTACATCTTCTTCAATAATAATTATTATTTCTTCAGGAATCTCAATAACAATTTCTTCTTCATCAAACTTAAATTCTTCTTCAAGTTCTTTAACATCAATTTTAATTTCTTCTTCGACAACTTCATCTTCAATATCTTTAATTTCATCATCAGACTCCACTTCAAGTACCACAATATCATCATCAGGAAGCTCTGTTTTGGTATCTGTGATTTCTTCATCTTCAATTTCTATAATAACTTCTTCTTTTTCTTCTTCTTGTTTTAAGAAATCATTATAAGCAGGACAATCTCCACGCTCTAATGCAATATCTGTAACATAGCAACCCCACTCATCTTCATTAGCTTGTCTCTCTATATCTCTATCAATAGTTCCGTCATTAAGTTCTTCTTGGGTGTATTCAACTTCTTTTCCATTAATCTCGACAATTACAGGTGCAAGAGTGGTCGTAGTTGTAGGTGGTGGTGGTGGAAGCGTAGTTGTAGTAGTAGTTGTTGTGGTTGTAGTTGTTGTAGTTGATGTTGTAGTTGTAGGTGGAACAGTAGTTGTTGTAGTTGATGATGTTGTTGTAGTAGTAACAGGAATGTCTTGATACTGCCAATAAAGTGTATCTAAAACAGATAAGTCAGATAAAGTTACTTCAAACTTAGTAATATACTTATCTGTGTTAGCTTCATCATTGTTGTAATCAGTAAATGATTTATAAAAGCTATCGTACATAGTAGAAAAGTCTGCGTTACTCTGACCTGATTTTTGTATAGTTTCATCTGTATTATCTGAATAATAATACTTAACATCATAAGAATTATTTACTGCACCTACAATAAACCCTACTTCATAGACATCTTCTGAAAACCCAAAGACATAAGTACCACCTGATATTGCTAATGAACAACCTGTAGTCCCATATCTATCTTGTTCATTACAATAAATAAATACATCAGTATTACCACCACTAATAGTTAAACCTGATTCGTATGTACTATCTTCAAAGCCTTCATTTACTGTAACTTCGTAAGGTACATCTTCAGCCAATGCAGGTATTGGAACTGCAATTAGGCACACAGAAGCAATACAAAGTAACTTCTTTAGGTTGAACACCTTTTATTTATTATCGAATGTCTGCTTTGGTTTATATTGTTCTAAGCCGTTTTGTACAACTGCTAATCCTGAACTCAAAAACGCAACACCAATTAATTCAATCATATTTGCGTCAATTATTCCTGATGAGTTTGCTAGATACAAAGAGATTGCTGATTGCAACCCTGTTCTAAAAGCCTTAGATAAAATAAATTTCCAATATTCTTTATTTTTCACTATTCTTCTTCCTTTATTTGTGGGTTGCTAAGTAATACCTTACCATACAATGTGCATTTTTTATTAACACACTTATATCCAACTTTATAAAGTTTGGTGGGTTGGTTGCATAAATGACATATTAAATGCAAGTTATCCTTCGGTTAGAGTATGTTTCTGCCTTCTAGTTTAGCAATAAGTTGTCTCATCATTCCCTTAATCTCAGATATATCTTCTTTGATAAAGTCAGGGTGTATCATATCAGGTGGAGAATCGTTTGATATAACTTTATCAAAGTCAATACTACTAACTGTTATTGTAACTTTTTTCCCTGCAAGTATTTGTTTAGCAACTTTATCATACATTCTTTTGTATGCGTCTCTCGACCTGCCAATCATACCGTCTTTACCTAAGTCAAGGTCTTGTTGAGTTGAGCCTGTCAAAATGCAACCGAGTGAGTGGTCGTCATTATTCCCACTATGTAGATAGATGTACTCGAAGGACATTTTATCATTCTTAACATCTTGTAGCCATAACATACCATAGTGTTGGTCTCCGTATCTAGCTTTGTACTTCTTTGTAAAATTCCCTTCTGTACGAAACTTTATATCATAAGTTCCTTCAGGAATTGCAGTTTCCCCATATACTTTTTCTTCTCTTACTTCATCTTCTAAGGTGTAGCATTCAAACACACCGTCAATAAATAGCATTCCATTAGTAGCGTCTTTACCAAATTGTGTTCTTAATAAATCAAGTTTCATATCTCTTTACCTTCCCATTGTAAGTAACTTCGTAAGTCCATTCGTGTTGTTCTTTACGAAATCTGCGTCTAGGCATTATCCTTGTTCCCAACCTGTTGTGTTATCTGATTGATAAGCATTTTCATTCCAAAAATAAAATACTGTATCGAAATCGCTTGGTTTATCCAATGGTGCTTGCCATACAAAGTTATCATCTAAAGACCAACTTGGATATGGTTGTGGTGGTATAAAAACATCGTTTTCTGAATCATAAGAGAAACCAATACCTGCATAAGTTCCCCTAAAAGGAGTTCCACCAAGAATATGTACACCTTCAACTGTATTATATGATGTTCTTTTACAACTTGTAGCTTCAGGTCTTTGTGTCAAATACCAATCTTCCCAACTGTCAAAACCTTCAGGTAATGTATCTGTATTATCTTCATCAATTCCTGTTATAACTTCTGTTACAATGTTGTTTTCGTCTATAAATGCGTAATGACCCATATATCTCCTTATGAAAAAGTTACTGTTCCTGTACCTGCGGTAAATTCTATATATTTATATGCTCCACCTTCTGTGGATTGTTCGCCACCACTTGTTAAACCTGCACCAACACTTATGGTGTAAATGTTTGGATATTTAAGTATCACTATACCTGAGCCACCTGCTGATGAGTTACCTGAGCCACCGCCCCCTGTATTAACTGTGCCACCGCCCCCGTCTTGTGTTGAGCCTGCTTGGTGTCCTGTATTCACTCCTGCTCCTGCTCCACCGCCACCACGACCTACTGCTGAGCCTGTGATTGATGATGTAATACCAACCCCACCGTCTCCTGCGTGTCTTGATGAACTGTCTGAGCCGTTGATTGCGTCTCCGCCTTCGCCACCAACACCGCCACCGCCACCGCCTGAGAAAAATGGGTTAGCGTCAACTCCTGCTCCACCACGAAATCCCATTGAATTACTTGTAGAGCCTACTTCAGCTTGTCCGTGTCCACCACCGCCAGAGCAACCCCCACTATTGCCTCTTGGATAACTTGAGCTAACATTACCACCAAGACCACCACCGTCTGAACTGATTGTTGCAAAAACAGAGTTGCTACCATTAGAGCCTTGACTAGCATAAGCACCACCACCACCAACTGTTACGGTATAGCTTGTTGCTTTTTCAAATTCAAATTGTGATTCAACAGTTCCACTTGCAGACCCTGAAGCACCATTATCAGAGCCACCTGACCTTTCGCCACGCACCGATGACCGATAACCGCCTGCTCCACCGCCCCCTGCACCGCGAGCCCCATTAGATGACCCGCCCCCGCCACCTGCTTGAACAATATATTCAATTTTTTTAGGCGAGGCAAAAGAGTTTAAGTCTTTAGATTTACTACCTGTTAAACCTGAATTGATAATACTTGTAATAGCCATTGTCTATGTAATTTCTGTACCATAAACACTAAATGTTACATTATTATCACTAGCACCAACGCATATCACATCTGAAGCGTCTAATGTAATACCTAAAGTTAAAGTAATAGTATCATTAGCTTGTATATTAGAATCAAAAGCTATGTAATCTTCATCTGCTATTGAGCCACCATTAGCTTTAATTCCAAGCCTAAAAGTGTTTGCAGAGTTTTCCCTATTACAGATTATAATAGAAGAAATTATTGTCTCAGTTGATGAAGGAACTGTATAAAGGGTAACATCATTTGCACTACCGTCTCCTACTTGTCCTAATATTTTATAAGCATTTGCCATTAAATATTCCTTTCTTTATGCACCTATAAGTAAAAATTCGCTAAAAGCAGTACCACCGCCACTAGCTATTTGATTTGGATTTACTTTTTTAACTGTATTATCTGTTGCATCTTCTAATATTAGCAAATCATTTGCAGTATCAACAGTAATACCTGTACCGTCTGTAAGTTGGCTTGGGTCAACAGTTAATGTACTTGAAAAAGCACCTGAAGTAGCTGACGCACCACCTGATAAACCTGAAGTAGCAGAAGTCGTGATTGTTACTCCTGTTATGTCTCCTTCTCCAATAAAACTTGCCCAAGCTGAGCCATTATAAAAAGTTAAAGTGTTTGTGTCTTTAAGAAAAGCAAACATACCTTCTTCAGGAGAACTAATTTGTGAATCTCTAGTAGTCGATGAATCAAACCTACCTATAACCTGTTCTTGTAAATAATTGTTAAAATCAGAAGCATTAACCAAGTCTCCTGTAGTCCATACTTTAAATCCTGCCATTTATAAAATCTCCTTTTTACTAAGCATATACAAATCTTGTTCCTTCTCCAAGTTTAGCTTGACCTAATATCCAAGCCGAGCTTCCCGCAGGGCTTAATGTTGCCGTCCAAGACCAACTTTGGTTGGAAGCATTTACATTGTGAGATATAGATTCAATCCATAACTCATCAGTAAAGCTACTGCCGTCCACATTGACTATCTTAACAGATATTCTGTCTCCAAACTCTCTACCTAAAACTTGTTCCCAAAGAGATGTGTTTTCTCTTGGATTGCAAGTTAGTTCATCAATTCTAACAATAGGCAAAGATGTCTCTGCTAACTTCTGTTCAATTATAGACAAAACATCTCCGTCTGAAACATTAATAGTAGTTTTATTAGATTCTTTAGCTCTATATCTCAGTACAGAATCAGCGTCAGCTTTATATTGAACTGTGCCACCGCTTCTCTGCCATTCATAAACATTTATTATTTCATTGTCATCAAAAGAAGTTGATACATTTGTATAAGGTAAATTACTTCCGTCATTACTAAATATACCTTGAACATTAAGGGCTTTGGTATTTGATAATTTATAATCTCTATTTCTAAATGTAGCCTTACCGTCCTTTGCAATAAAAAACTGTCCATTTTCAGCAGTTTCACAATCTCTTAAACCTGTTAAAACATTTGTAGTTATTGATTGTGATATTACTTGTTTTGTACCTGTGAGAATATCTCTACGATTACTAGGGAATCCAATAGCGTTTAATATCCTAGTTATTCTTGCAGATGTTAGTTCTTGCTCATCTACATAAGATAGTCTTGTAGATGTGCCAAGTTCAGAAAAACCTGCTAGACCTAATCTCCAACCTACACCGTCTAATTGTGCTGATTGAAATATCTTAAATGCGTCAACACAGGTAAAAGTAACAATAGAGTCAGCACCTTCTGATATAAACTTTACAGGTACAGATTGTAAAAAACCTTCAAAGATTCTGTAAGTAGTCGAATCATAAGTAGCAGACATTCTAACTCTTTTAAGTGGTTGTATCTTTGTTATTGCGTTAGCAGAATCATAATAAGGACTAGAAGTATTATTAGGATTAAATCTATTGTCTGCGTTTGATACTGAAAAGCTCATTGTTCCTGAAACAAACTCTCCAAGCTCATTAGCTCTACCACGCCTTGTTGTAAATGCTCTAAGGTAAGAAGTTATATCTGTAAAAGATTGTGTTTCATCAAATGGCTCTGAATCAAAACCTACTTCAAGTGTTAACGATACATTGGAATCAAAGTTTGCACTCATTATGTAACTACTGTTATACCTTTACGCTGAGCTTGTCTAAGAGCTTCTGCAACTGCTAATTGTACTGTTTCTTCTGTACCAAGTAAGTTACCTGTATTAACTGTAATTACAGTTCCACCTGCACCTGTTCCAACTCTACCACCTGAACTCTCTGCAAAATTAGACACAAATTGTTGTTCAGCTTCTCCTAGTATTCCAAACTTACGACCTTTAGTTTGTCTCGTAGGTGGTTGTGATTCATCTGCAATATCTTGTAAGTCATCAATTATTCTATTTTCTGTAGCAGGTAAATCTTGTGTACCAATAACTCTTTGTCCTAAATTAATTAATGGTTGAAATTTTTTTGTTAAAGTATCTATGTCTCCACCAACGAGTCTTACTATCTCAGCTATTCCTTCTGCAAAAGTATTAGCACTTGTTAAATCTGCTAATGCTTCATCAAGTTGTTGCTTTGCAATAGCCTGTTCTAAAATGTTTTCTGTTGAGTCGGCAGTTGCTTTAGCTAAATCTTCTTGTGCTTTTTGATAGTTTTTTTGAGCTTCTTGTAATCTTTCTGTCTGTGTAACAACATCTGCTTCTGCTTGTTCTATGCTTCTAAGTGCTTGTTCTTCTTCTCTTGAGATTGCTATAGATTGTTCTTCAAGTTTAATTAATTTTTCTCTTGCTACTGCTAGTTGGAGTTTTTGTATTTCAGATTTATCTTCAGCTTCTTCAAGTTTTCTTATTTCTTCTTTTTGTCTAGCTATTGCTAGGGCTTCTTCATTAGTAACTTTTGCCCCAAGACCTGCAACTTTTTCAAAATCTTCTTTTGCTTTTGTAACTTTTTTATTAGCTTTTTCTAAATTAGCATTAGCTTTATTAAGTTTTGTAAGTGCTTCCGCTTCCTTATCAGCTAGGTCTAACCTGTTTTGTTCTATGTCTCTAAGGCTTTGGTAAGCGTCATTAAGTTTTTGTAATGCGTTGAGACCTGATGTTGCCCTATCCTTAGCAAGTTGCTTTTCTGCTTCTATTTCTTCTTCAGTAAGTTCTATAGTTTCTTTTTTGGTATCGTTATAACTACTTGTTTCTCTATCTAATTCGTGAGTGTTATTAATTAAATCTTTTTGTATAAGTTCTTGCATTCTCATACCGTCAGATAATTCTTTATGTGATTTTATTAAGTTTTCTTGTTCTCTCTCAGCGTTAAAAACTGCATAGCTATATTTGTCATAAATACTCTCTTGTTTTGAAACTATAAATCCATTAGCTTCAGCAATCCTTTTACCTTCTTCAAGTCTTTTGTTAAAGTCTGATTGTGGGTCAAGAACATTTATAATTGATGTAGCTAATTTATCAAAGAATCCAATAGTAGATTCAAGAGCAGGAGATAATTTATCAACTATTAATAAACCAATCTCCGAAAACTTTGAGCTAAGAATATCTATCTGTCCTTGTAATGATAAAACTTGATTATCTGCAACTTCTTGAGTAGTGCCACCTGCACCTTTTAAGGCTTGTTCGTATTCTCTTATTTGGTCTCCTGCACCTGACAATATCTTTACTGCGTCTGCAACACCACGATTTAGTCCTAATTGGTCTAATAAAACTGCTTTTTGTTGGTCGGACAAACCTGCCATACCACCGTCTAGTTCATCAATAACATCTGCTAAGTTTTTAAGGTTTCCGTTACTGTCAACAATATCAATATTGTATTGTTTGAAAACTTCAGAGTTCTTACCTACTGCTCTTGTTGTATCTCGAAGTAATTGATTAAGTTTCTCTCCTGCTTCAGCACCTTTAACACCCCTGTCTGCAAAAGCTGAGAGAACTGCAACACCTTCTTCAATAGATTTGTTTGTAACCTTTAATGCTGAGCCTGACTTTGTTGTGAGTGCTTCTGCAAACTGTTGCACAGAAGCGTTTGCTAATGTGTTAGCTTTTACTAAGACATCGGTAACTCTTGTAAGGTTTGTTAAGTTTTGTTCTGCGTCTGCAACTGTAAGACCTAATGCAGATTGAGAGTCAGTAGCCAAGTCAGTAGCAAGTGCCATATCAAACATACCTGCTTGAGCAAACTTGGTAACTTGTGGAAGTGCAGATATAGATTGTTCAGCGTCTAAACCTGCAGACGCTAAGAAGAAAAATGCTTCTGCTGATTCACTTGCTGATATACGAGATTCTATTGCAACTTGACGAGAAGCTCTTGCCATAGCCAACTGTTGTTCTTCAGTTGTCTGCATAATTGCAAGAGATTGGTTAAGTTTATCTTCAAAGTCTATGAATTGTCTTGTAGCTTCTGATAATGCTTTTACAAGAACTGTACCAACGGCAACTGCACCAATCTTGGCAACAGTACCAAACTTACTTAACTTGCCACCTGACTCGTCAGTTTTCTTACCCAAATTATTCATTTGGGCTTTAGCTTTGTTAAAACCTTCTAATACGAGTTTGATAAGGATATTTGAACTACCCATTACTTCATTCTCTTTTTCTTAGCTTCTGCTTCTGCCATAGCTCGTTGTTTATCTCTCTCTTGTTGTTCTACATAATAAAATGTAGCCCATTGTGAATACTCTAATGATGACATTTTAGTTCGCAGTTCGCCAACTGTCATTCTTAAATCACGAGCTAATCTAAATTGAAAAACTAAATCAGGATTCGCTTTTGAAATCTTCTGCTAATGCAGATTCAATCTCACTTCCTACTCCATTAAGAGTATTTAGTTCGGCAAATATTAAGTCAATGACGGTTGCGTCTTTTTCATACAACTCATCTATTGCTTCATCTGATAGTTCAGGCTCAACAACACTTGCCTTTAATAATGCTTTTTGATAATCAAAAGCGTCTGTTGTTTCTCCATTGATTAATCTACCAAGTTCTATTTGCATTTTTTTAGATATGCCTTTGACCTTTATAGAGACATTCCATTGTGGAATATCAATAGTTTTAGTCGGCACATCAGGTAATGACTTGATGTCATCTAAGTTTAAAATCTTAGCCATACGCCTAGCTCTCCTATTCTACTTAGTGTGTACCACGAGTTACTGCACCTGAAACTTGAAGGTCTGCTGAATATCCAACTGCGTCTCCGACAGGACTAGAAATAGCATAAGAAGTTAATATTGCTTCTCCTGTATATTTCACTTTTCCTGACGCAGTACCTTCAGGGCTATATTCATAAGATAAAGTTGCTGATTGTCCAACAACTGCACCAAATATAGCGTCTGCAGTAGCGTCCCAAAGACCTGACAATGAAATTGTAGCGTCCTTAAGACCTGCTATATAAGTTTTATTATCTGCACCTAATGTTGTAGTTTCAGATACATCTGCAGTTTCAGGGAAGTCCACATTATTTACATAAGTTGAAATATCAGTTAATGAGCCACCTGAGTTATCAAGTTTAAAAACTGAATCTTTACCGTGTGTAAATGCCATAAATTTCTCCTTTAATTATTTCTTCCAAGTCCAACTATAACACTGAAACTTGGAGTTGTTCCTGATACAGTATAAACCACTTTTAAGTATCTGTTTATTGTTGTACCACTTGCAATTTCTTTTACTTCTGCACCTGCTGAAGTTAAAGCAGTAAATGTTACCAAGTCTGCATAAGTTACATTATCTGCTGAGTGTGTAATCTTAGCAGTTAAACTTGGTGTGCTACCACTTACTGTTGTTGCTACTATAAAAGCACCACCACCATTGGCAGTAGAGCTTCCATTATCTCTAGCAGTTCCGTTACCTGAAGCCGTTACTGTTGCGTTTTCGAGTACGCTACCACTAAAGAAACCACTTGCTTGTAAGTCAAAGGTTACTGCAACAACATCTCCTACAGGACTTGAAATCCCATAGTTAGTTGTTACGCCTTTACCAAACATACAATCATCTGTTGCGTCAATACCGTCAAAACCAATAACTGCAACTTTGTCGTTAGTTCCGATTAAACCTTGAATAATATTGTCTGCCGTTGCGTCAAAGAATCCACCAAAAGATACAGTAGCGTCCTTTTCTCCTGTGATATAAGTTTTGTTAGAGCTACCAAAAGTTGTAGTTTCTCCTACATCAGCAGTTCTTGAAGGCTCTGCACTATTGAGATAAGCACTTAAGTCTGTTGAGTCTATAATTACTTTGGTGTCTTTACCGTGAATGAATGCCACTATCTACCACCTTTGCAACAACCGTTACCACAACAATCCATTATTTTTTACCTCTCGTGTTTCTTCTTCTTCTTCTATTTCTTCTACCTGATGACCCTGAGCCACCATATCCATATCCTTTTGGCATATCACTCCTTATAATACACTTATCTTTTCATTTTCCAAGCCAAAGAGATTTCTGCTGAAACCCTGCGAGTGATTTTGCGTCTTGCTTTTCTCGTATTTTTTTCGGCTAATAGTAAGAATGGAACTAATGGAGTTCCACGCTCATTGATTGAGTTTACCACACCCCAAGTGTTCAAGTCTCTTTTTGTAGCCCAATCTTCTATCGGTTGTATTGGTGGATAATGTGGTCTTGTTCTCCAATTTTTGTTACCCCAATTCTTCCTTCTTTTAGGTGGTGGTGGTTTATATCCACTAGGTAATCTTCTAAATCTTCCGTGTACAAACTCTGAGTGTGGTGCAGTAGCTTCAATCTGAATCTTCTTAGGTAATCTACCTACCATAGCAACTTGTTTGAAGTCAATAGAGTTTGCTAATGCACCTGTATCTTTTGGTGCAACCTTCTTAGCTTCTTTCGTAATAACTTCTGCGTGTTCATTCATAAGATGACGCAAAGGAATTAAAGTAAAACCTGCATTTGTAAGTTTTCTTTTTATTTGAGTCATTCCTTCAAATTGGAAGTTTCTATTAGTTGCCATAAAGACATACTAACAAAAAAGCCACCTGAGTAGGTGGCTTCTTTGAGTTATGTTTTATTTAATATACCCAAGTTGGTGGATTTTTATAGCTCTCTGCACAACTTTTATCACAATGCCATTGAGTCCAACCGTCTTTTCTTGTCATTGTCATCAATCTTTTATCATTAAGTTGTGCCATAGCTTCGTTATAACAAATACTTAGGTCATTAATTTTCCAACCTGAAAATTTGTTAGCTCTCTCGAAACAGTTACAAGCACCTAAGAAATTAATGTCGATTTGCCCACAATCCTCGTAATGCTTCTCTCCTGTTTCCCAATGCTTTACAACTTTAACTTTTTTAAGGTTTTTTTCCTGTGTCATTTTGACTCCTTCTAATTTGTTTGTTTCATTCATAAGAATATATTATATAATCTTTGATTATAATGCAAATATTTAATAAGAAATATACTAAAAAAAAGTCAATGTTTATAGGGTTTTAGAAAAAATTTAAAAAAATTATAGAATTGTGCCACTCAAAGTGGTCTTTTTGTGTGCTTTAAGTAATGTTTGGACATCAGGGTCAATCTTGGAGAATAGCTCACTAACTCCTGTATTGACATCTCCATAAGTATTGAATGGAGTATCTTTTCTTTTGAAATATCTAAGGGCTTGTATCAATGTTGCAGTTTTAATATCTTCAGGAACTATTGAGTAACCCCACTTGGCAGTTACTTGAACATTGTTTTTTATTGTTGGGTCGAATCTCTCTGAGCTTCTAGTGTCAAGAATTGTAATCTTGTTGTAAGGCTCATAGTAAGTTGTGCCACCGTCTATTTTAATTATTCTAGGATTGCTTGGCTCAACTATAAAATCTGTGTTGATTGTTAAAGTAGTTTCATAAGTACCGTCATCATTGTCATCTAACTTTACTATGAGACCTGTGGTTGTACTTATGTCAGGCACATCAAGATAAAGACTTGACTTTGGTGTAAATACTTTTGCGTTTGCAGAACTATCTTGATTAAATCTTCTACCTGTTACTGCGTCTATTAATCTACAAGCTGAGTTAATAGCAGTATTAATATTGAAATCTTGAGCAGTACCTGATAGACCAATGTATGCCTTAAAATCGTCCTTATCAACATACTGTGCCATTTAAGACCTACTTAGATTTATTTTCTTTTGGTTGTTTTGCTTTTGCTTCTACGAACTTAAGAGCTTTGTACTCTGCTTCAGGCATTTCCCAACCTTCTCTTGCAACAAGTTTGCCTTTACGCCAACCTTTAGGCATACCGTCAGCAGACTCTTTACAAAGTCCTTCTTCATTCATATAAATATCTTTTTTTATTTTCATAATTTCCTTTTTGCTAGATGTCCCACTCTCATAAGACGAATGGGACATCAAAGCCATATTAACTATTAAAAGTTAGTAATAGTACAGAAAGCAGTTGGTCGATAGACAGGGAATCCTAATCTAACGGTTGCTTTCATAACCATAATATCTTTTACGAAGTTTTCATCGTGGGAATCAGACATAGCTACTTCCATACCTTGTCTTGCAACAATATGACAAGCCTGTCCACCACCGAAAACACCTACGATACAAGTTCCTGCAGGTCTAGTTGTATCTAACACGACAGGGAGACCCCATAGTGTTTGTCCAACTGCACCACCGAACTGTCCTGCACCAACAAAGAGTGGGTTTAAGCTACCACTTGTAGTAACTGCATTTACTTCAGTTACAACTTGGTACCAATCTGAAGGGTGCATAATTATAGCGTCAGGACTTAAGAAGCTATCTTTTTGTATTTCTGTGATTGCTTCATAAATTTGACCTACTCTCTTAAGGTTTCCTGAGAATGATGAGAAATCAAATGTATTGATTCCTGAAACATTCAAAAGACCTGTTAAGTTAGGTGCAACACCTGAGCCTGCAAGTAGTTGGTCTCCAACTGCAAGATTAACCATTGTTCGTAATCTTGAGTCAAGATAACCACTAACTGCTGAAACATCTGCTAACAATTCTTCTGTTACAGGTAAGAATGAGCCGATTTTACGGATATTCTCTGTTTTTTCTGTGAATGCAAGTGCGTTCTCGCCCAATGCTGAGCCTTCTGCAGTTGCACTAGAGTTGTTAGTGAATGTGGATTCTTCGAGATACTTGTATTGGTAAGTATCTGTTGTAATTGTGTCGATTAAGTCAATAACAGTTTGTGGGTTTCTTAATGCAGTAGGAACGATTAAATCGCTTCTTGTTACTGCAGGTGGATAACCTGTTTCTGTTAATGTTGTTTTTAATTCGACTTGTGGATTCCACTTAAGTTCTGAATTGATGTTCTTTTGCCCATTGTCCATAAAACTTTTGTAAGCACTAGACTCAATGAGTTGGTCGCCAAGAGTTTTTCTCTCAACTTCTTCCTTCTCATTGTGAATTGGCATAGATTTTACTTCTTTACCTTTTTCTAATGCTTCTTCAAGTCTTGCTTCTTGAGTTTCGAGAGCATTTAATTCATTAACTTTTTCATTAAGTTTCTCAATTTCAACATTTCTATCTTCGATAGCTTGTTTCTTTTCAACAGAGATTTCAGAGCCACCTTCATAGGTGTCCTTCATTTCTTTAACTGCGTCAAATTGAGTTTGTCTTAATGCGTGGAGTTCCTGTGTGAGTTCTGTTAATTTACTCAACTTTATCTCCTTCATTAACTACGCCTTGACTTCTTGCCAAGACTTCTTGTGTGTTTAGCCAAAGTGCGTCTATATCATCTTTAGGTTGCTCTGCTTCTTCTTCTCCTAGTCCAAGTATGTTGTCTAAATCGTTATAGACTTCTTGGATTCGGTCTTGAATCTGCATAAGAGATTCTTGAGCAGACTTTGACAATGTTTTGCCTTTTTCTAAGCGTAAAGAAGTAAGTTCTTTTGCTCTGTCAATGAAGTTGTTAATTGTGATAAGCACATTATCAGCTTCATCTGTGAATCTAAGACCTGATTGCACATCTTTTAATTCTTCATCTTTTTGTTCTTTTACTGCAACTGTGTAAGTTGATTGGTTTGCACCAACAAGAACAGGCGAGACTTCAAACACAGTAGCAGATTTTATATACCTTACTTCCTGTGATTGTCCGTCTTTTTGGAATTGTCCTTGTTCTGCGTCATCAACTTGGAATCCAAAAGACCATTGTTGCAAGTCTCCCATAGCTTTTACAATTTCATAGGCTTCTTTGCCACTCTCAGACGACATAATGAACTCGCCTTTAAATGTTGCCTTGTCATCATCTTGAACTATGCGTCCTTTACCAATAGGATTCTCCCATTTGTGAGACCATACCATTGGTACTTCGCCTTCTAAACCTTTAAATGATTTTAGTGAGTTTGGTAAAACTACATCTCCGTCAGAATCTACATTATTAAATACAGAGAAAACTGCTTCTACTTTGCCTTCCTTGTCGGTGTCCAATGCAAAGTCTATTGATTTAAACTCTTTGTCCATTATTCTTCTTCCTTTTCTACCCACGCTTCGTTTTCTTCTGTGTTAGGGTCGTCTGCAATAAAATGTCCTTTGTCATTCCTTGCCCTTACTTTACTAGCTTCTTGTAATTTTTTTTCTTTTTCTGCTTTTGTAATTTTAACAAGCGTACCTTGTTCAATTAACCATTTAATACTTTTTTGTGGAATACCTTTGCCGTCAATAAACTCGCCTTCAGCAAAGTATTTATCTTTGACAGTTATTCCGTTCATCACTTCATACATTATGTAATTATCTCCACGCTAAATTCTACGCCTAAGTAATCAATACTATTCACAGTATAAACACCATAATTAGACGCTTCAACAACTCTAGCAGAACTTACCACTCCACCTAAAGTTGTATCTCCTTCAATAGCTGATTTTACACTTGTACTTCCACTTCCGTCTAAATAAGAATCTAAAGAATCCTGCGAGAGTTCTGCGTCAACTCTTGAAACATACATATAGATTGGAATGTTATAAGTATCTGAGCCACGAGCCATTGTTGAATCATATTCCAATGAACTCATTACACCAACAACTGCCGTAGGTGGCTCAATAGAATCAGGTACAAAAGAAAATATACTTAATCCTGAGATTGTTGCTAATCGTGTTTTTAATCCTTCTCTTATGCTAGATAAACTTGCCATAGGTATTACTATAACAAAAAAGCCACCAATGTAGGTGGCTTAAATGCTTTTGTTAATTGTTTATATTTTTTCTAAACAATCTGTGCAAACTAAGTCAAGAACTTTTACTTCTTCCATACCTAATTTACCCATACTTTTTGTTGCATTGTTAATAACAATGTCGTAGTAGTCAAGAGAGTTTGTCATACCTACTCTAGCACCACAATTCATTGAGCCAATCCAACTTTTTTGATTCATAGTCTTTTGAATATGAAAATCTGTAGTTATTTGTACAAATCCGTGTTCGCTTAAATTATGACCTATAAGTGTAAGTCCTAGTTCTCTTGCTTCTTTTACTTTGTTTAGTTTGTTTGTTTCATTCATACCTATTAGAGTAATCGAAGATTACAAAAGTTACAAGTTTTATAGTAAAAATCACTATAAATCAGTTCTGTAAAAGCCTATAATCATTGATTATTTTAGGTATGTAAAAATTATTTTATTTTTTTTTCTTTTTTTTGGTGTTTTTGACTATAAAAAGCAGATAGCTGACCCTTCGGAGTTGATTGCTGAATGAATGAAACAAAGGGTCAGCTTCTTATCTGCGTGTTCAATGATACAGGGAATTGGATTATCGAACTATCTAATCTTAATACAATAAATTAAGTGTGCAATATATACAACTCTTTACATATTGCAATTCGTGTTTTTCACAAATCATTCTTCTCCAAACAGTTCATCAAAGCATTTAGGGTGTGAGCCTGAGATAATTTGTTCCCAACCTGACTTGTCTAGGTAAGGGAAGTAATCTTTGACATCTTTTCTTGGAATATCCCATTGGTACTCGTGCCAATCTTTTCTGATAACTTCGATAGTACCTTCTTGGCTACAGATAATACACTTATCTGTTGGAACAGTAACAATATCATCATCAACATTCCTATTCATAAATTGAGTTGATGTGTATAAGAGTTTCTGTTCCTGCAGGGTTAAATGACCTGCACAGTTTTTTTCTTCAGGGCAGTTGCATTTAGTTATCATTTTTCTCTCTCAATCAATCCAATTTCTAATTTTCTTTTTAGTAACAATCTCTCAGCTAACTCAATTTGTTCTTTAGTTTCTAAGTGATTGTAAATCTGTTCTAGGTTTTCAAAGATTGTCATTTAAAATCCTTCAACTTTTTACTAACTGCTTTTATTTCTTTTTTACCTATCTTTAAAATCTCTTTATATTCTTGTTCTTCGTGTTCTCTCCAACAGGTAACATAATCGTACCAATCTCTATCGATTCCATATTCAATCTCTTTAAATATAAACTCCATAATTAATTTATCTTTTGTATTGTCAATGTTAAAAATGCAATACTTATCAGGTTTCCAATAATCTTGACTATTCCAATTAATTTTCCACTTACTAAAAAAAGTATCAACATCTTTTTTAGATACATCAATTAATTTATTATCTATATCTTCTTCTAGGTTTATAAAATATAACTCATCATCATATGGAATAGACCAAGTGTCTTGACTAATTTTTAGTTTCATTTTTTTAACACCATATCTTCCTGCTCAATTTCTTTATCACAATGAATACAGACAAGTGCAGACCAATACAAATGTGTTACTTCTAATTCCAAAGTACATTCAGGACAATCAAATCTAAATGTTGTTCTCTTTTGATAAATCATTAGACTCTCTTAGTTCCTTTCTTCCTGCTTGTAGTTTGATATAACAAAGCTCTACCTTTTGCTTTTGATTTAGCTTTTCTTCTTTGGTGTCTGTTCATATCAACTTCCTAACTTGTAATCTTTTGGCAAATTAAATTCTTCTATGATTCTCTGCCTGATAGATTCTTTGTTAGCTACCCACCACTTGTGGCTTTTCATTTGTTCTTCATATAGTTTCATTCTTTATCTCCTTTATCCTAACGGTGTCCAAGTTAGGACACCGTATAAGATTATTCCTAGAACATACTAGGGAACTCAACCATTGATTGGTAGTTCTCTAATTGTTCTAATAGTTCTTTAATTTCGTATAGATGTTCGATACATTCTTCTAACTGTTGGAACTTCTCTGTGTTCTCAAGATTAGTTCCATTCATATTGTCTATCCAAGATTCTATTTCTTCATATAAAGAATCAACTTCATCTTTAGCGTCAATACAGTTAGTGATTACATCTTCCAATCTATCACTTCTACTTTTATGCTTCCTAAGTTCCTTCTGAACTTGGAGTGGCTTTACAGTATTATACAAGTCAGTTAGTTGTCTATCACTAACTGTTAAGACACCTTCGCTTACTACTGCACTACTAGGCAAACTAATAACTACAGGTGGTCTGACTCGTCTTGGTCGCTTATTCATATTCAACTCCTTTTCATAAATAATCAACTTAGTTGGATTGTAATTTAAGATTTTATGATTGTCAATCTTCTATTATAAAAATCTTCGATTTGACAAGTAGGAGAGTTTCTGCTATCGTAGATTATGAATGAAAAATATAAAAGGAGTGAAATTGCAAAAATTTACTTATCAAGTCTTAAAATCTTTTAAACAAGATTACACAGACTTACAAAACTTCCAAGACGCAGAGCTAGTTTTGGAAGATACTATCGAGCTTGATTGCTCAGGCTATCACAATCCACTAGAAGTGTTTTGGGCTTGGAGAATCAGAGAAGCTCGTATCTATAACAAAAAATTGTCAGACCAAGAGAAAAAAGTTTTCTCTTATATTGTCAGGCAAAAAGATTCTTTGAAGGGAGAAGAAGAATGAGTGAATATATAGAAATCGATAGAGATGATTTGATTAAAAATCAGTTGCTCTATAACAATAAAGATAATGACCATTTTATTCTAGGAGATAAACTAGATACAATTTGGTGGAAGCAGATAAATCACGAACAACTATCCACAGGAGAAGTTGGTAGTGGTTATCAAATTGACTTTGCTGACGGAACACAATTAAAGTTATCAACTTTACAACTGTTTAGCATTATCAATGATTGGGAACTTACAAGTATTGAAACTAAGCGTTGGACATTACACGAAATTGATAAAGATACTTGGAAGGGAACAATCAGAGAAAAAGTAGTATTTGATTCATTTGATTCTAAAGTCTATGCAAAGGAAGAAGAAGAATGATTAGTAATTGTGTTGAATGCAATAAAGAGATTAGATACTCTCCATTTGCTTTTGACCCAAACTCAGAATACGCAGAAGTAACAATGTCAGGTCTATGTTCAAATGGCATAGACGGTTGTTGGGAATTAAAGAAGTAGCTTACACTTAATCGGAACTCGGAAGCCCACCGTTCATTCGGTGGGTTTTCGTTTGTCGTTTAAAAAATTTTTTTGCTTACCGTCAAATAGAAGGAGTAATAACTTCGTCAGGTCTTGGCTCACGGTAGATTACATTACATCGACAGTTCACAGTTTCTTTGGCAGATAGATTTGGTGCTTTAGGATATTGGGCAAACTCGCCACCAACTCTAAAGTTATCGTTCTGCCCTACGACTTGTCCGTCAGCAGTAATGTGAGTATCTCTTGAATTGTTAAATTGTGTTTGCCATTCCTTTACAGTAATGAGACCTGAACTCTCAACTGCGTCATACTGACCGAACTGAGCTAAAGCCCCACCTTCAGTTCTAGCAATAGTTGAAGCTCTACTTAGTAACTTCTTAGGTAAGACATTCTCCACTTGTCCTGTAATGTAGTCATACATTAAATCTCCACTAAGTCCAAGCTCAACTGCTTCGTCAATACTTCTACGGATTGTTCTGTTCAAATTAGCTTTAGTAGTTTTAGCTAAGTCAGGCATAACAGAATCTAACCTATCATTTACAAACGCAACGGCTTTTCTATTGTATCTACTTCTAGGTATTGGAGAAGTACTACTTGGTATAACATCGCCACCCTGCAACCGTATCGGATAGAATCCTTCATTGATTACTTGATTACGAGTCTTGCGTCTATTCTTGTAAGTATATAAATCCGTATCTTCCAACTCAGAATAACCTTTAAGAGATTCAGGTAAGAGAATACCAAATTGAAACAAGTTAAAGTCATAGACCTGAGACAAGTAAATATCATACAAGTCAAGTTTCCATTCAAGCGTAGTCTCATCTATGATGTTATTTAAAATCGGAGATTGTCCATTCAAAACAAAATTTTTGTATGCAGGGTTGTCTTTTCCACGCACTAAACTTCTCGTGATTTTTTTTAACTGACTACGAAGCAGACCGACATAGTAATCCGTGTACCACAGTTCCCAATTCCGTAGCATAGCGTCATAGTTCCGATAGATACCTTGCTTTACTTCCGTAGATGTAAGACGACTTGTTCTGTACTCTGTGTCTGCTTGTTCTCTTAGCTTATGCCTACGCACCAACTCTGAAGCTGACTTCTCTACTTCGTCTCTCTTGTTCATAGCTCTTACTAACTTACTACTCCACCTTTGTCCTGCGTTGCCACCCCATAGCTTCCAAGCAATAACTCCATTCGTAGCTCTATCAGTTCTTCCTGCGAGATAGTCTCTTGAGTCTTGTGTCTGTAAGTCTCCTTCGTGTCTAGGGAAGTACTTAGCTATGTGTCGTACCTTCTCAGGACTAGCCTTTGTATTGGAGACGAGATACCTAGCAGTACCGATACCAACCGATGTACCACCCCTGCCAAACTCAGCACGGAGTCGTAGTCCTTGTTCGGCTTGTGCCTTAACTCCTTTAGGTATCGAGAAATCCAAGTCATCGTACTTTCCTTTTTTATTACTTCCACTTATGCCTGTGT